GCGATTGATTCCATAAGTGCCAAATATATAGCACGATCACGCCACCATTTCTCAGTCGAATCAAGTAACCATTGTTTATCTACTGGTGCATCATCAAACGTTTTTGTAGTTTCTCTTGCTTCTTTTATTTCTCCCTCTGTTAAATCAGTTCGATTCTCAATCTCAATATTAAGTGCTTCGATTGTGATTGCAGCATCATACTTGACAATAAATTGTGTTGCCTCTTCAAATATTATCTTTTCAGTTTTATTCTCAAAGTAATCTGGTTGAATGAATGGAATAACTTTTCTTGAGTATTCCTCATCAAAAATTAAATTACGGAGAATAGTAGTTTCAATTCTTTCCATAATGAATGTATGTGCTCATAATATACTTTGAATCATTTTTTGGTGGTAATCCAGTATGTGGATATTCCCAAGTTGGAGGAAACACTATTACTCTACCAGAAACTGGTTGAATATTCAAGTTATGTAAAGGAAACAAAGTATTTCCATCATTATTATTAAGATAAAATAAAAATGCAACAGCTCTTAACGATGAACTTGAATCTGTTACATCAACATGTTCATCAAATTTTTCATTTCCATTATTGTAATATCTTTTAACTCTAAATTCCTCTAGTTCTTTTAGTGGTGGTATATATTTTGACTGAACATCATTTTTATATTGATTATATACCTGTGCCAGATAAGGTATTAATGTACGAACAATGGTGGGAGACAACTGATTTAAATTTATTTGTGTAAAGCAAGGACATCCATCATAATCAATATACTCTTGATAATCTTCATTTTTTTCAAATAAATCTAAAAGTTTTTTACAAGTAGAGCCAGGAATAATATTATCGTATACTTTAACCATATGAATATTCTTCTTTTGCAATATTATCTAACTTTTCCATTATATCGTCTGTAAAATATTTGTCTGGATTCTTGTATATTTCTTTTGCATACACTTTCTTGCCATCCATCTCATATCTACCCGCAACATTCTTCCAGAGACCACCTTTCTCCCCTAAGTCTAAAAGACCATAATATTTGTCTAATCCTCTATCATCATAATATAATCGAATTTCGACTTCTTTATTTTCTTTACTTAGACGTGACTTATGAGTCTTTGCCTTGATAATGTTTCCAATGACATCTTTTCCGTCTTTTTCTTTCTTCTTGGTAAGATAGATGATTGTAGATGCAGCATACTTGAGACCGCTGCCTCCTCCCATTTCTTTAGTTGGGACGTAAGATCCGATAACGTCATAGGTGTGATTAGTAACAATAAGTGGAATGTTTGCTTGACCAAGTTTTAATGTAAGCATTCTGAATGCTCCTTTGACAAGTTGAGATTTGGTCATATCTCGAACCATCTTATCATTTAATGCGTCGGTAATTTCTTTCTCAGTTGAAAGCATACCTAAAGAGTCTAACACAAACATACAAGGTTTGCGATTCTCTTCCTCTGTCTTAGAGTATATATCTACTGCCTTAAGTGCCTTACCACGAAACTCTTCAATTGTTACAACATTAACAACAACTAACCGTGTTAGGTCAACCCCACGAGACTCAAGTAGTCCTTTGTTGACAGCAGCCTCGGTGTCAAAATAAAGACAGTAACCATCAGGGTTATTATCCAAAAAGTTTTTGACAACAGCCAAGGAAAAATAAGTCTTTCCAGTAGAGCTTTCACCAGCGATGGCAGTAATCTTATTACTAGATACACCACCATAAATGGAACCGCTAACAACTGCATTAAAGATATGACTTCCTGTATCAATGAATCTTTCTGTTTCATCTATATCTTGTGCTACCTTGGTAAAATCATCACCAATCTCTTTTACTATTTCTTTCAAGAAATCCATTCTTTACCCTCTTTACGATGATGTACTTCAACATAGGATTGACACTTTGGACAAGATAAATTAGTTACGAAATCATATGCATGATCTTCGCCATAAAACTCTTCTTCTAAATCGTGATCTCCACCCCAGATGAGTTCGGTGCCACAGTGCCAACAATCCATTTTATTTTTATTATACTATTTTTATTTCAATTCGTCAAGGTATCAGGAAAAAAATAATTCTAGGTTTACAGTTTTTTCAACATTCCACCCGATTGCATCGAGGATTGCTTTAAGTGGTTCAACAAAACTTTTATCGAATTGTAAATCGTAATCAACATACTTCTCAAGTCCAAGTTCTCTGGGAAAGTCTTGAATGAATGATATTACATTCTCTTGAATGATATTTGGTTTTTGTAGGTAAAGAAATTTGACTTTCTCTCCATTACTGATGAGTGAATATTTATTGTCTAACTTTTTCTCTTTCACATAATGATTAAACAATAATGCACCCCGTATATGTATAGGAGTTCCCTTTTCATAAATTGTAGAATGTGCTTTATACTTCTGTACATTTGATGCAGTGCGAGGAAAAGCAATCTCTTCTGGTGGTAGTTTTTTGAATTGTTTTCGGGACTCATCAATAAAATCTATCACATCTTCTTCTGTTCCATTCATCATTAACTTAAGTGCATTCTTAATAAGTAAACGACAAGGTGCAGGAGTTGATGACTTCACTGCTTCAATACCCATCATCTTTAATTTTGGTTCATCATATCTTACACCCTCACTATCCCATACGTTTAGAATATATCTTTTCTTTGCTGTCCAGATGCCACGGTCTGCAATATTCTCTCGCTTCATAAACATCTTTTGGTCATAAGCATTTACGTAGTTCGCCAACGTTTCATAAGAACTCGTAATATACTTTTCAAGTTCCATTTCACAGATCTTATTAAGGAACGACACAATGCTTTCATTAGTCGTCTCTCTCCCTTTGTATACAGTTTCAACCAAAGGACCCAGATTAAGGTAGATGGAATCAGTATCACTAGCAATGACATAATCTTCATTCTCCGTTTTTAAAATTTTGTTTAGATACTTGTTCATACGGTTTTCTATCCAACGGATAGAAACCTGACCAGATAGTGTAATAGCTTCTGCATTGGCAAGTTTATAATAGCGAAAATATTGATTACCGATAGCACCATAAGCAGAATTAAGGGAAATCTTTTTTGCCATCTGAATATTATTACATCTTGCGATTTCCTTTTCAAGGTCTTTTGTTGGAGTCTTTTCATACTTCTTCTTTGCAGTAATCATTCTCTTTTTAAAGATGACTCTTTCATTGTACATCTTCTCCATTAGTTCTGGTAAGAACCCACGAACATCTTTCCGATACATTGCACCGTTTGCACAAACAGCATTATCTTTATACATTTCAAATGTTATGTCCTCTTCAAGAATTTTATCAACTGTGACAGATGGGTGTCTTGTATCTAGTAAAGTCTCTGGAGAAATATTATATTGCATTATCAAATGCGGATATAGACTATTCAAGTCAAAAGAAACAACCCAATCATATTTGCCAGGTATTGGTTCTTTTACATATGCACCTGCATACTTATCATTTTTATTTGAACGATTCTTTGGAGGTATAACAATATTTCTTCTCTTCAAATAATTGTAGATAATCGTATCCCACATTCTTACCTGATAAAATACATCTTCATAGTTGACCTTGGCATCATATGCCATCGTCAATGCGAGTTCAATTAACTTCATCTTGTCTTCCAGACGGTCAACAAGTTCCACGTCAATGATGTTGTATTCTACAAACTTTTGCCAACCTTTTGTATAGAAGTCTTTGAATGTTTCAAACTCACTGTGGTCAAGTTTCTTTTGTCCAAGTTCAACAGATGCAATATAATCTAATCGGTATGACTCTTGTGCTTTGTAAGTAAACTTCTTGTACAAATCAAGATAGTCTAACTGTGATACACCACCAATATCATAAGAGATATGCTTACGACCTGCAATAAATGTTTCTTCTTCTGTTACTAATCCCCAAGGTGACATTCTCTTCTTCAGTTTCTCACCAAGTATTCTGTCAATACGACGACAAAGATATGGAATATCATACAACTTACTGTTCCAACCAGTAATAACTTCTGGTGTGTTATCTTCAATCATCCACCAATTAATAAAGTCTGTGAGTAATTCATACTCAGTATTAAATCCTTTGTATATTACATTCTCTTGTTTATTATTAAATGCTCCACGACCCCATGTGCGAATTTGTTTTGTTGTATAATCCTGTAGAGTGATAAGTAATACTTCTTCAGCAGCAGATTCTACATCAGGGAAACCATTCTCGGATGCAACCTCAATATCAATAGTTGTTAATTTAATTTTTTCAGTATCAAACTTGACTTCAACCTCTGGATATTTTTCTGAAATATATTGATAGATATATCTTTCATTACCATAGATATTAAAATTTTCAACTTCATTATAATTTTTCATGAACTCTCGACACTCACGAACAGTGCCAGGCTCAACGGGTTCTACGGACAAACCGTCAAGTGTTTTATATTTTGTCTTCTTTTTTGAGTCTACAAATAGTGTAGGATAAAATTTCTCACGAGTGGCAAAATGTTTTCCATTTTCATAACCACGAACAAGAAAGTGATCTCCCACCATTTGAACGTTCGTATAAAATCTCATTATGAAGTTATTTCAATGTATTTGTCAATTACTTCTTGCGTTGGATCTGCAATAGTAAGTATGTCTTCTGATCTTATCATAAATTCTGTATCTTTGGAAGCCTCAATTAAAGGTTTCATCTTCTCAAGAGATTCAAAAACAACTGGATTAATTAATTTACAATTAGGATTTCCTAATTCAGCATCAACTTCTTCAATTTCACTGATTAAAACATTATCAACATCAACTAATATACACTTTATGTCTTTAGCCATTTAAGTTTCCTCAATTTTAACGGTTTG